TCATACTGCTAACTCCTCTACTAGTTTTTGTACCTCATCTAACTTCTCTTCAGGGATGTCTTGTATTCTACCTTGTATAAGTCGAATCTTAAACTCTGCTTTGTTGTTTAGAGTCTCAGACGCTTTGTCGTACACTCCCTGTAAGAATGGGTTGTATGGTAGGTAGGTGTCTTTGAAGTTCTTTATAGCGTGGATCAGAGTAGCGTGATGTACTGGGTATCCGTTTCTATTAAAGAGTCTTTGTATCTCGCTTAAACGCATTCCAAAGTATTCTCTTAGTAGGTATGCAAGTAATGCTCTAGCTTCTACGTAATCTCTTCTACGTGTGTTTCTGAATATATCGATTCCTGCTTCCTCGTTGATTGTGTTAATCAAGTTATTTACTCTTCTCTTCATCTTTTAGTTTTTCTATGTAAAGTGTTGCATCCATCAGTTCTTCTTGCAGGTGTTGCAGCCACTCTAAGTTCGTTAAATCGTTTCTATCTAATGTTGTTCCGTATTTCTCTAAGCCACGTTCTGAACGCCTCTTAAAACTGTCTATAACTCTCTTTACTATGCTGTCCATTAAAGTATCCCTTCTAAATAGTATTGGTCTAAGTCTGCTGCTTGTAAGAAGTAAGTGTCGTACACCTCTAATGCTGCTTCTACTTTCTGTTCACCTGCGTGGTAAAACTCTTGTGAGCAATGATAAATAGCAATGTCTAAACTCTTCTTGTCTACTGCTAAAAATACAAAGTCCTTGTAATCTATCCCAAACAAATTTGAATAAAGATAGCATTGCACATCATAAGAATACTTCTTGGCTGAGTAAGGGAACGCTTTGATATCTGTAGTAGTTTTTAAATCTACGATTCTATTCTTACCAAGTACATCCGCCTTACCTCTAAAAGGGAATCCCATTACATCGCCAATCATCGGAACTTCAAACTCACAGTCTCTGATTAACTCCACAGCTTTAGTGTTTCTTAGAAAAGCATCAGCTATCCTCTCTGCGTCTTTCTTTTCGGTCATAGTAAATACCTTACCGTGTTCTTCTTTGGCTTCTCTGAAAGCCTTAGTGTTCTTTGAAGCTACATCTACAAATACTTGAGAAGAAAACACCTCAGGTTCTAAGATAGCCGTGTGGAATAACCACCCATCTCTTAGTGCCTGGCTTTCGTCATTACCGTACTGAGTAACGAACTTGTACGTCTTAGGGGAGTCTAACAATAGTTTAAGTGATGACGAACTAAGAGCAGCTTGTGAAAGATACCCGTAGTAAAAGTTATCGTCTCTCATTGTTTCTATTAACTCGGCTTTATCCCAAGTCGTTCCGTCTAGTAGTGTGATCATTTCTTTAATTGTTTTTTAGCCTTCAAATACATATCTCTCATATACTCATACTGATCATTCTCATTAGAGTAAGCCTTGATGTAATTGTCTCTTGTCATCTTTTGAATTATGTCCAAGTCAATACCCATAAAATCATAGTAAAGTGATTTGAGTGTTCTTACAATCTTTTGACCGTAAGGTGTTGTCCCCATATCCATTTCACTCATTATCTGTATAGCATCGTAAACATTTTTAGCGCAATCTGTATTTGCTATGTATGATCCGTTTCTTAGTTTGGTTCTAATGCCACTAGATGTTCTGCCATCCATAACTAACTCAATGGTTCTTTGTGGGTGCATCTTTTTGTCCGAATCTTGATACCATTCTTCAGCAAGGTCTAAAGCAACTCTACAAGACACATCTCCTTTAGTCGCTCTACTTTTACAGAAATCCATAGCTGTCCATTTACGACTCTCCTGCAATCCGTCTATCTCAGATTCAGATGCTCTAGCTGATACAATATAAGGAATGACTAAATTATTCTTTCTTAGTGCGACAAACCTATGTTGTCCTTCTATAATATCATAGCTTTCATTAACTACGATTGGAACTTGTAATCCTATTTCTAATATAGATTTTTCGATCTTTTTTAGATTAGAATCATTAATGTCTCGATTACTATCAATAAATTTAAATTTTGAGTAATCTTTAGTTTCACCTAGATACCAGTTTGTCTTCATTTGTCTTAATTTAATTATTAGTAAATCGTTTAATAGTTTGCTTTGCTTTGTTCCACCAATCTAACTGATGGTACTCCCACTCCGATGAGGTGTAGGCTTCGATTCTCTCAACACCGTTTTTTCGGGTGCTTGTTACAATTAGTCCTGTCTTTAGTTTTTTCATTTTTCGGTGTCTTTGTTGGTAATATTGAAGTCCACTTCGTTTCCTTCGTAGCCTTCGAGTTTGTCTTTAAGTTCTCTGATTTCATCTTGTAGTCTTAGATTCTTAGTGTGTAAGTCTCTTACAATCGCACCGTAGTTCTCACGGGTCAGTTGCAGGTGGTTCACATAAAAAGCGATGTCAGTCATACACTTGCTCATCTTCTCGATGGTCTCGGTAGGCTTACGGCTTTTCTGCTCTTTGATTAACCCAAGAACATATAGAATGTCCTCGTGGTACTTAATGTCTTTGTATGATTCTAACTTATCCATATCTCTCAATAAAAAGGTTTGCTTGAAACATCGCTTCTGCTTTCGTAAACCAAAGCTGATCTTCTTCAGCAAATACTATCTCTCCAAATTGATTATCTTCAAAATGAATACTCCACTTTAATTCATCTTGCAAATCGGCATTGTGAATGATGTAAAAAACTTTACCGTTTTGCTCTCCTTTGTAGTAACCTTTTTCAATTCGTGTCATATCTCTTTGTTTTATACACCAAAGATAATCAACAAAAGTTAATAACCAAACATTTTCTTTATTTTTTTTCGAACTGAATATTACACACCGCAAAGCGTTGGTCTGTATCAGGGAACTCGCTAATCATAGTCTCGTCCATCATACATCTTCTTAGGAAGTCTTTCTTAGTTTCTGTGGGTCTAGGGTTAGGTAGTGGCATACTATTCGTTTTTATTTATTATTGATGCTTGGGTTTCTTCTAGTAGGTAAACGAGTTTGGGTTTCTTCTGCTGATCCCACAACGTAGTGGTAGGACAATTCAGTTCAACTGGTTCGCTTAGTACGATATCGTTTAACCAAAATAAGTAATTCGCCTTAGGGTCGTTTACAAGATACAGCTTGATCATATCCTTGTCCATCTCCATCATCTTGTCGTACTTGTACTTTTCGAGCATCTTGGTCTCGTAGTACTTGTTTCTGAACTTCATTTCAATAATACACTTCTTGCCTTTTGATGTGTATCCTATCGCATCGTAGTGGTCGAATCCTCCTCCGCACCACTCAAGCTGCCATCCATCGAGATTTAAAATTGCTACTACACCTTGTTCTAATATATTAATCCGTTCGAGACTCATTAAGTTTATCTAATTGGTTGATTATTTGTTTTATCGTACCAGGACAAGAACAAGGCACTTGATACTTAACATCATAGTATTTAGTCATTAGTTCTGCCATCTTTACCTTCTGATAATAATTTGCGGTTCTAGTGGGTCTTATCTCAGTCCATAGTTTGTAGTCTTCATCATTCATCGCAATGCTCTTTACAAGTTAAACAATTCAGCCACACCTCTCTTTGGTAACATCCGCAGTCTTCTTTGCCGAATCGCTGTGCAATCCAGTAAGACACCGAGTAAGCGTTACCTAAAGTTACCAATTCGGTAAGTGCGTGAACAATAGTTCCGATTCTAATTAAACATCCTAGTTTTCTCATAGTTTTGATTTTAAATAATGCTTGACCTTCTTATAGGTGTTATAAAGGGAATAGTAACTGATGTTAGTCTTACGGCTTAACTCTGAGATGCTTTCGCCACTCTCGATTATCTCATAAACTTTTCTATCGTACCAGTAAAGTTCTGCTAGGCTTTCTAACACTCTATCATACTTCTCTTGGTACTCTACCTCCTCGTCATCAGCGATGTCTTTTTCCAACTCGTCTAAGCCTATCATACCCGTCTTGCTTTCTCTTCTCTTGTAATCCAAGAAGATACTGGTAAGAGTTCGGAATATGTAAAAGTAATTTACGTCATCGCCAAAAGAGATATCCTTACCCCCTTCTACTAAGCGACCTATCTTGACGTACATCTCTGAAACGATATCTTCAGCTGTATCAGGGTTGCACCCAAACGACCTAACTATATCACACCAAGTCTTGTGCTTTTTAAATAGCTTCTCTAAGATTTCCATACATCGACAATCAGCGCAACAAATAAAAATAATAGCTGATGTCTTCCGTAATTGTCTTCTTGTTCTTCGTCAAAATCGTCCTCTAAGTCAGGAGCGTAATAGATGTACCCCAAAGCCACACCGTATAAAGGAGCGAACTGGAAGTGCAAGTTGTAGTTACCGATTGAAATTGTCATTGTTGTGTTTTTAAATATTGAACTAGGTTTTTACCGTCTATCTCGTATCCTACGTTGTTTTTAACTGATCTTAATCGGATAGGCTTATCCATAACTGTCGGCTTACCTCCCGTGTCTATGTCTTTTATTTTCCTTACGTGAATGTCAGAATACATCCAGTCCGTTTCGTGTTGGGTGTACCTGTGAAGCACAAAGAAGGAATCGCTACGGTTTTGCCACTTACCGCCACCTTCGATATCCGAAGCCATTGGTGGTATAGGGTGTCCTGCGTATTCGTGTGAAGCTGCGTGCGTCTTTCTTAATGCTTCTGTATTAGCGTGTGCGTTTAACCATATCGAACAGTTTTGTTCTGTACAGAATTGTCGCATCTCAGTTGCTGCTAGATAATCGTACTCGTGCTTGCCTAACTTAGCTGCTGCCGTGTCGGTCACAAGTGAGTTGTAGGGATCATTTGTCTTTTATCTTTTTAGCTTCTGCTAGCAACGTCTTATATGTATAAAGGTCGTTAGGGTCTATTATCTGAAAGTACTGAGCGATTCTAATTAATCTACTCTGTAACTCGTTCTCAGGTATTTTGTTAATAGGCAACCCACAATCGAACTCTAGTAACTTCTTATATAACGAATAGGGCTTGTTCTCACTCGAAAATAATAACCACTTTAACTTATGCTTTAACGTATATAGGTACATTAAGTATAGAACCGTTTGGGTCTTTCCTACGTTAGCGTGTCCTAGTATTAAATTAAAGTCATTGGGTTTGAATCGAATGTAAGTGTCTATTTCGTCTATTCCTAATTTAAGTCCCTCTTTGAGTTCTCCTGTGCGTACTAAGTTTAAGGTGTCTAGGGTGTCTTTGATGTTTACTATCATAAATAAAAGGGGGCATAAAGCCCCCGTTGTTAAAATGGTAAATCGTCTCTATCAGGTGAGTGTTGTGCGGTAGTTACTTCTCCTTGATTGGCTTCTACTTTCCAACCTTGAATTGTGTTGAAGTACTTGACCTCGCCTTGTGGTGAAGTCCACTCTCTACCTCTGATATTGATGGCTACATTTACCTCATCTCCTGGATTGAAGCGATCTAGTGTAGCGCAGTTGTCTTGTGTCATCTCTACTAAAATACTTTGTGGGTATTTGTCGTTAGTTTGAATGACAAAGTCTCGCTTTCTAAATCCGCTACCCATTGTCTTGGTTTCTCCGATTAATTTAATCTTACCTGCTATATTCATATTATCCATTATTTACAAAATTTACAAAATTTCTAGCTGTTTCTATTACTTGTGCTTCACTCTTACCGTGATTACTTGCGTGATAATCAATCGCAGCTTTAATCATTGACTGACGAATAATATACGTCTGAGTGTCTTCTTTCTTAGCTACGGGTGCAGTAGGTCTACTAGTTATACCATTAGAAATATTGTCTCTGTATATC